GTTACCGCCGCCAAGAGATTGGCAGACGAAGGGGTAGCCAGCCAGGCGGCGACACCCGCACCCAGCCCCGCGAGGGTGGATGCTGGAAGCCCGGTGCAGTTGGTCAGGGTTCCAGAGATGGGGGTTCCGAGCGCCGGGGCCGTGAGGGTGGGCGAACCTGTGCAATTCGTCAACACCCCAGAGGTTGGCGTCCCAAGGGCCGGAGCGACAAGCGTTTTGTTGGTCAGGCTCTGCGCTCCAGTGGTAGTCACAACCGGCACCCCGGCAGCCTTCAGCGTCCCAGCACCCTTGGGGACGAGGTTGATCCCAATCGCGGCATCATCACCAGAAGCCGTGAGGCTGGGGTCGTTACCCGTGGCCGCATTGGCAAGCGTCAACTCGTTGACAGCACTACCCGTGGCCGTGACCTTCAAGAGTTCGTTCCCGTTGGCATCGTTGATGCTAGAGCCAAGGGTGAAGACATTGAAGGTGGACACCACATTCTGGCTCGTGCAATACCAGGTAGACTGTAGGCTGTTGAAGCGGATCGTGAAGAACCCGCCAGCCGCCATGGAGCCAGGAGTCCCCACCAGCGTTGAGCCGTTGCCATTGATTGTGAATGTCGTGATGACCTGAGTGCTGCAAACGATGATCTCCTGACCATCGAAGCAATCCGCAGTGGCCGGGAGAACCAGCGTCCCCGCCGCAAATGTCCCGGTCGGGTTGATGATCATCCAGATACTCGTGGTATCAGCAGGCACATTCAGGCTGAACCCAGAGCTTGTGGGGGCATTGATCACCACTGAGAACTCCGGGGAGGCAAACTGGTCCTCCACGAAGGCCAACAGGGTCGACATCGAAGCCTTCCGGGCGTCTCCGTTCTCATTGGAGTAGACTGCCAGCTTGTCGCTGGTTGACAGGGTGCTGAGCGTGGGTAGCTGGTTGATCGTGGTCATGGTGTCCTCAGTCGAAAGTGATCACGCTGTCGGGTCCGGCGTCCAGAGTCTCGACCGGAGGAGTTAGGTAGGTGGAAACGGTATTTAGGAGAGGCTTGTGGCCTGCACCAGCAGGCATGGAACCAGGCAACTGCATCTGAGGTGGGAAGGTAGCCCTGGACAGGACTGTGTTGTAGGCTCCCTTGGCCGCAATCATCGTCCCAGGCATGGGCGTCTTGCCATGCATCGGGGCCAGCCGAAGCGCAAGGTTGGTGATGATGGCCTCGTTTGCGGAGTCAGGGACCTGGGATGGCTCGTTAAGGTCGCTGTCCTGAGGGCTCCCAGGGATGGGATAGCCAACCCGAATCCCGCGCCCGTTCCACTCTGCCATCATGGAATCGAGCCGCCTAAGCGCACCCTGGAGCTGTTCGGGCTCGAGATCGAAGACATAAGCTCCGAGCCCCAACTCTTCGTAGGCTCCCGCGACGAATTGGCGCTTGCTATAGCCCATGTCAACCCTCCAGGTGTTCCCGGATCAGTTCCGCGAGGCGCTTGTCCCCCAGCCTTCGGTCGAACTTGATGCCCAGTTCCGTAGCCTTGGCCTCCAGTTCCGCACGGGTCGGAGGGGCATCATCGGGTTCCACGGTGGACTCAACCTTGCCCTCAATGGCTTCCGGGAGAGTCTCGAACCATCCCGCCTTGACCGCGGCGGCGTGTTCGGTCTCATCCTGAACCAGTAGGTGGCCGTAGCTTCCACCGGCCCTCTGGAGTGGCCCGCCATTCTTGAACACGAAACGCGGATAGCTCATCGCTTCACCTTCTTGAGAGTCTTCGCCACAGCAGCGGCCTGCTTGGCTTGTTCTACGGCGGCCTTCTGCGCTGCCACCATCCTGGCCTTGTCTGCCTGGATCGCCTTGGCATCCATCAGTGTCCGCATGTCGCACTCAGCCTGCCACTTCTTATCGGACTGGGGTACGGACATCCTCGCCATCACTTGCCCCCTTTCTTCTTGGGAGCCTTGACGCCCTTGATGGTGCCCTTGTTCTCAGCAGCGTAGAAGATGGCCTCGCCTTTCTTGGAGCCGTATTCCTTCTGCATCGCGGCCTTGATCTTCTTGCCCTTCTTGTTCAGCGGCATCCATGACTCCTATTTGAGTTGAGGGGGACGGACTAAAATAACCGCCCCCCTCATTTTACGGTCTATCCGATCCGGTAGCCGACCCAGGCATTCGAGCCAGCGTAGCGGAATCGGAAGGTGGCACCACTCGTGGTCCCAGCGGCACCAGGGCCAACGGTCACATCACCGACGAAGGTGATATCCCCGTCCCCAGCGGTCAGCGTGGCGATGTCATCGGCTCCAGCACCCAGCGTGATCAGGTGGAAGTCGAAAGCATCACCGACCGCGAGGTCAGAGGGGCAGGCGGCGGTCAGGACAGCGCCGGTCGGCGTGGTGAGGGCGCGGCCCGTGGTCACGGTGAAGACGACGATCCCGCCGATCATCTGGGCGGCGGTCACAGCCTGGGCACCATCGGCCTCGGCAGTCGCGGCGGTCTGTGGGAAGAAAGCCTTTTCCCGAATGAACGGGGTGGCCCCAACACCGTAGTAGACAGGCGCTTCACTGGCCTCGATGCGGAAGGTGGTATCAGCGGAGACGGCAGCGGACAGATACAGATCGCCAGCGTCAACGGTAGTGAACGGATCCCAGGTGGACGGGAAATTCGGATAGCCGACGAGTTTGTAGACCCGCACGGCGGAATCGGACTGGAGCGTCAGTTTGGAGCTTGCAGGCACCAAGACATCGGCTTGCCCGTTAGGGTAAACGATTGCCATGTCACATTCCTTTCATGGGGTGTGGGTTCGTGGTGAAATCCGGGGAGGCCACAAACCTCCCCGGATTAGGAACATCATGCCTGCCCGAAAAGGATAATCCCTGAGTGCTCGGGCAGCTTGTTCACGACACCGAACCGGGTATCCCAGCGATACTTGGTCTTCATGGTATTGATGTCGTAGAACTTCTGCATCACCAGTTCGATGCCCTGATCCGTGGTGCCGCGCATGACGGCCACACCAGCATCGGTGGGGACAGCGTAGCGACCCGGCAGGATCTCAAGGGCATCCTTGTGCCAGAAGGGGTTGGCGGCGGCGGCGGTCGTGTTGAGGAACACGAGGGCGCTGTTCGCGGCCTTGGTGTTGATGACGCAGTTCTGATACTGGGAACCGGCCTCGCTGGCGACCTGGTTGGTGATCATCGGGGGGGAGATGACCAGGGTCGTGCCACCCGCAGGGACGGAGATGATGCGGAAGGTCTTGAGCTGGCCCGTGTCCTGCTTGGTGATGTGGTGGACGGCATTGAGGGTCGCCACGGTGAAGGCATCGCCAGCCGCACAGCCAGCAGAGGTGCTGACGGTGATGGTCTGGTAGCGGTTGTCCACATTGGAGACTTCGCCGGTCGCGGCGGTAGAGGTCGCTTCGGGGACATAGTAGTTCGCCCCGCCGTCGAGGGTGGACATCGTGATACCGGCACCACCACCAGCGGCGGCGAGGGTCCGGCTGTAGTCCATCTTGTAGGTCTCGAACGATGCGACAGGGCCGACATAGCCCTTCTCATACGCCTTGTCGGACTTCTGGTTGCCGAAGGAACGGGTGGCAACCGCCAGGTTCGAGGCCATGCCGTTGTAGTCGCGGGTGCTGAGGGCCAGGTAGCGGTCCTCCATGGGGACACCCTGCTCGTTCATGATCGCTTCGATCTGGGCCACATCGTCGAACCCGGCGGCGGCGGTAGTCCGCTTGACCACCAGCGTCCCCTGGAGGGCGGCGATGTTGTTCAGGGCCACATTGATGTCCGACGCCAGCTTCTGCTTCGCGGCCATGCCCAGGCGGTTCTCCTGGAGGGCGTCACGGAGTTCCGTGGCGGTCAGGATGGCCGTGCTGTGCTTGCTGTAGCCGATGGTGGCGGGGACGGAGAGCTGGGTGGCCTCATCGAAGTTGGAGGTGGCATCGGTCCCGTCATGAGACTGGGCGATGTAGGGCATCGGACGCCAGATGATGTCGTTGGTCCGCTCCATCATCACCTGATCGGTGTTGTAGAGGGAGACATTGCGGCTCAGAACCAGAGCATCCTGGAAGCCTTCCAGCAGGCTTTCAAATGCGATTCTCTCTTCCTTATTAAAGGCATTCGCCATGGGTTATTCCTTTGCTTTGTTGCGCTTATACTGCATGACCTTGGTGTAGTCACCGGTCTTTTCAGCTTCAGCGCGGAGTCGTTCAAGGGTGGAGTCAATAGCGCCGGCCATCCGACCGGAACCAGTGACGACTTTTTCAGGCGGGGGAGCCGCCTTGCGGTTGGTTACTTTCAACTGTGCCTCCAGCTTTGCCACGGCGAATGCGAACTTTACGGGATCGTTGATGGTCATGAGTTTCTTGCGCTGTTCGGGGTTCTTCCCCAACGCATAGACCACCAGGGCCGGGTTATCCGAGCCCTGAACGATGATGCCCTGTTGCGTCACATTGAACGCTTCCATGGTCTCTGCCTCGGCTTCGTCAAAGTCGTTGAACTTCAATTCGGCCTTGGCCTTCCCGTAACTGTCCAGTTTGGCCTGCCAGTCTGCGGCTTGCGCATCCTCTGCGGCCTTGGCTTTCGCCAGGTCTTCGTCGTGCTTCCGCTTGGCCTCGAACCACTCATTTAGAGCAGACTCGAACCGATCCGCGTCATAGTCAAAGTCCTCAAGCGTGGGCTTCTTGGCCAGTTCCGCCGGTTTGGGCTCAGCGGTCAGGCTCTCAAGGCGCTTCTTGGTGGACTCCAACTCCTTCACGGTCTCGCGGTGCTTCCGGCGCAGTTCCCGGACCCACTCAGGGGCACGGTGTTCCTCCTCAGGAGGTGGCGCTTCCTCCCCGATAGTGACGATCACCTCGTCTTCACCCTCGACCACGGGTGCGGGCGGATCAGCCGGGGGGTTCCCAGCGTCTTCCGCCACAACCTCAGGCTCAAGGATGGGTTCCTCGATGACCTCAGCTACCTCTGCCTCTAAAACCTTAGCCATTATTGGCCCCTTGCGACTCGGGAGAGGTTGCGGCCCCCCGGTTCCCGCTTAGAGCCTGAGCAAGCTTGATGACATGCTCACGGCTCTGAATGCTCATGTTTGCCAGAGTCTCAGCCGTCTCGGCCTGGATCTTCTCGGCATCCGCAACAGTCTTTACCGTGTCTGCCTTAGCCTTCATGGCCTTGGCTTCCTCATTCGCCGCAGCGGCCTCAAGATACACCGTCTGCGGGTCCTTGGGCTGGTTCTGCGCAGCCAGGGCCATCTGCTGAGCCTCTTCGTCAGTGGGCTTGATGACACCCATCCCAACCAGCTTCTTTCGGTAGAATTCATTGATGTCCGAAATGCCATCGCCCTCCATGTTCCGGAGCGCCATAGCCTGGAGAACCTGCAAGGTTTCTGGGTCCGCAGTGATGGCCATCATCCCAGTAAGAGACCTGACAGTAGCCTCGCGGCGGCTCGCAGAGGACGGCCCAACGTCAACCGTCACATCCAGCGCAGCCTTGGACAGGTCGTTCTCATACTCAAGAGCCCCGGTTTCAGCGTCCAGGACCGGGCGCATCAACTCGATACGGCCTAATTCGCCCTGACCGCCCACTGTCTTCATCTTCCGCTCGTCCTGGGCGTAGACATCTTTGGCCATCGAAAGCCAGATCTCGCCGGTCCTACGGACGGCCTTAGCCATGTTGGACATGTAGATGAATGCCTGGCCGTCGATCCGGGTTTGGATCAACTCAACAGCCTTCCCGGACACTCCGGAGATCATCTTATCGGCCTGCTGGGAGCTCCCAAGGATCTCAGCCATGTCCTGCTCAGTGAGCTGGAGCAGGGCCGCAAGGGCTTGGGGGATCTCAGGGGGCTTCGTGTATGCGACAGGGCCAGAGGGAAGTTCGTTCCCGTTGGCATCGGTCAGGGGGTTGATCAGCAGGTAGGGGTAATCCTTGAGATTATCCTCAGCCCACATCAACTGATGCCCCGCGATCTGTTGAGGCGTCAGGACCGGCTTAGACACGCTCGAAAGTGCCGAGATCTCAGCCAGCTTGGAGAACTGCATATTCTTGAGCCGCTGGGCATCCTTAACCAGCCGGACATGGCCCATGCAACGCTCGATCCCATCAACGAACCACCGCTTACCATACACTGGGACGATGGGGATGCACTTTCCGGCGATGTAGCCGCAGTCCTCAAGGATCTTTGATCCGCTCATCAGATACTTGTGAACACGCTTTACCTTGATCTTCCTGCGCTTGGTTTCCTGGTGGCCAGTGGCAATAAGGGTTTCCATCAAGCTCGCTTCAGGTTCCTCACCCTCTTCAGGCTCCTCGACATCCTCAAGCTCTGACAGGTAATATTCGTCCTCAGACCCATCAATGGCCTTGAACGTGACAAGCGTTTCCTTGCCCTCTTCGACGCGGTAATACTCAGCAATGAACACCTTATCGGGGCTTGCCCAGTCGAACAGGGTGGATTGGATCTCTTTGGGCCAAGACGCAGGGTCGTCCTCATATTCTTCAATGTATGAGTCGACCGTCATGGAGTTCAGGACCCAGCACCGCTTGGCGTCTGCCTTGTCCTGGCGCTTGCTGTTTAGGTCGAAGAACACGCATGAATCGGCGTCATAGATCGGCTCGATACAGATCCGCTGGCGTTCGTTCTCTTCGTCGTATTCGTCCTCATACTCAGCCCGGAGACGCCACGCACCGTAGCCGCCCCCCACAGCTTCCTCGAACCCGTTGTCGTATGCTTCCTCTGCGGTGCTGTCCTGCTCGTCGGCCCGGAACAGCCCATCGCAGGTATCAGCCAGCTTGGACTCTTCATCTCCATCCTTGCTGATGAAGTCAACCGTGATCCGGTTGTTCCGGTATTCGTTGAAAATACGGATCACAGCCAGGTGAGCCTTATTAACCTCGAACCGTGGCTTATTCTCGAACTGTTCCCCAAGGGCACCTTCCCACTGGGCTCCAGCGATGGAGTAGAACCGCCTATCCTCAAGGCATTGCAGCCTTTCGTCACGGACTGCGGATTGAACGGCGTCAAACTCACGCAAAGCCTCTGCGTGAATATTGGCAAGTCTTTGTTCTTTTCGGATACGCGCCATTCGCTCTCCTACCTTAATATACTACTTTCGCCATTTGTTTGCAATAGGCACAGGGCTAACGAATTTAGGTTTGTCTTTCGGTGCGACAATGCCCCCGAATAGTTCTGCAAGGACCCATATCCATGCATCCGCCCGGTTAGGACTACTGTCCCCGGTGTAACCGTAAGTCGAGAATGCGGTTAACTCATCCTCAAGGGCATGGAAGTCCCCAACGTGCCGGACCTTACCCTGTTCATACAGGGCGCTGAATGGCTCGGCTCGGACCGCCTTACCCCTTGCGGCTGTAACAGACTTATACGGTGTCCTCGGCCTGGCTGTCTGGATGGTTGTTTTGACCATCGCCCCGCCAAAGTTCTGCTCCCCCACAATCACATCAGCCTCGTTACGGTCGAAAGCGTCAGTTGCGACCCTAGCCCAAGTGGCCGGCCCCGCCTTGACTGTGTAGTCCTCCAGAAGATAGGCGTTACCGTCAACCCCTAAAGCCCCAACGCAGATCCCAATAGCGTCGTTGTCTGCGTTGTCTGAGTCGTCAGCCCCTGAAGGATCAACCCCGACCACAACCCGAACGAACTCAGGCAGATTACCGTCTGTCACCCGCCACTTATCAATGTCCTCGTCATGGAAAAGGGCGTTGGGCGTAGCGTCTGCGAACTCGCCCTTCAAGAAACGCTTCTGGAGCCTTATACTTAGCCCCTCAAGTGTAGCCAGATAGTCTTTACTGACATTTTCAGCGTTATCCTGTGGGTTTATCTGGAAGAATGCGTAATCTTCCGGGTGTTTCACCGGAAGCTTTGTCTCTGGGTCTCTCTTTTCGACGAATAATCTGTATGTCCAGTGCGACTTGGACGGCGGGTTACAATCATAATACATCCGAGGCTTCAGTCTTGCGGGTTCCCGACCCTGAATTACTTGGTCAACCTGCTGGGCCAGTCGTGTCACAGCAAGGTCCCTGGACGACTGCGGGATCTGGCTGGATTCGTTCAAATAGATGGTGACGAACTCCATGCCAAGGATCTTCTCGGTCCGTTCCTTATCGTCCAACCCGCCAAACCAGATCTGCGCACCATTCTCCAGCTCGGCATACCAATCCGTTTTTGACAGATTGTAAGTAACGCCCGGGAAGCACAACCGCATTACCTTGGGGAAAGTGTCCAACACGATTGACGATTTGACAGCATTAAACCTGAAACGCAGTACAGCATGTCTAGAACCAGGTGACTTCAACGCCCGCATACAGACATTCCGAACCAGAAGGAATGTCTTCCCAGACCTAGAGCCACCGAACAGCATGATATGCGTGGCGTCTCCAGCCAGGATATCCTGCGCCATCACCTGGCGAGGAGTCAGCTTCACAGCCGCTCATCCGTATTCGACGCCGCAATCACTACGGGACCACCATCCTTGCCGGTCAATTCAGTCCGCGCTAGCTTGGGGACACCGAACTCTAGTAGGGCCGTGAACGCACTCAGTGCCCCTTTGGGGTCATCCTTAGCCACGGCATCTAACCAAGCCTGCACTCTGGGCGCAGTTCCGTCTAGAACCTCCTGGATAACCTCCCGCGCCTTGGCGGTTACCTTGTTTGGTTTTCCCTTTCTGGAACCACCTGGGGGTTGACGATGCGTTCCCTTGCGCTTTACGGCAGGTTCCGGCAGTTTGCCGTCTGGGTTGTGACGTTCTGCGTCAGTCATGAGGCTCAATGCCTCCAGTAGCTAAACAGATGGGCTAGGGCGCTACCGGTTACACCGATCCAGAGTGCGCGGGCAGCTTTCTGGTTGTTCCGTTTCCACTCCTCAAGGGCTTCGACCTTTACCTCAAGGACGGCGACCTTGCCTGTTTCCTTGCGCATGTCCTTGAGTTCGTTCAATACCTGACCGACCTGGGCGCTAAGATTATCACCCATGGCCTTAAACTCCCTACGAAGGCTTTCGATAGCTCCGTCAAATTCCGGACGGGGGACAAATGAGTCAGACATCACATCCCCCTTAGGTGTTGGTAATCACAGCCATTTTGAACGACTGGCCCTTGGGGACACTGAAATACTCGGTTGAGTTAGCGGCCATGCGCCGGGTGCTAGTGGCAGCGGTCGGGTTGGTCCCGAACTCAATAGAGCAGATGGCACCCGCATGCACTCTAACAAACGTGGTGCTGGGGTTGGACGCTGCGGTTTGGACGGACCCGGCACCGATCACAACCACCTGGTTAGCGACACGCGGTTCACGCGGCATACTCATTGGGCGGCTATCAAAGTCCTGCCCCTGGTGTGCAAACTCTGTAATATAGACTGAAGCCATTTGTTTACCCCCGTTTTATAATAAGTCCTAAAGCCGAACCAATCAAGGCCCCCTCAATACGACCTTGCCATTTACTGGTTGAAACCGCCTTTTTCCATGCAGTAGTAGCCTGCTCTTGGGCCATTGCCTGCTTTTCACGTAGTTCTGCGGTTGCCTTCCACTCATCCCGGCTAACGGTTAGGGACGAAATCAGGGCCTTCTGCTCCAGGATTTGATTCCCCTGAGCCTCAATTACCAAGGCGTCCGATGTAATGATGTCATCGCGGTTATCCCGCATAGGCAGCGGAATGTCGGGTGTTGATGGAACCGGACTGGCTTGCACCACCACTCTCTGGCGTAGCAGGCGGTCACGCTCTGCCATGAGCCGAGCCAGGTCCGCTTCTCTGCGGTCCAGCTTGGCTTGAAGTTCTTCCGCCCTACCATCCTGCGCCCTGGCCTGTGTTTCATGGGTTTTAGCCTCACCTTTAAACTCGGTGGCCTGGTTTTGAGCCGCTTGACCAGCGTCCCGGTTGCACGAATCGATACCGAACACCACCCCGGCCAATAATCCAAGGGCCATTGCGGCCCCGCATAGGATTTCAGACAGGGTGGTTCTCATTGGTTGCCCCGGTCCATAGCGCCTATCGAGCTTCCCGGCACAATAGCCACACTATCCGGGGCGGAAGGGGCCGGAACCCCGTCTGGCTTGCGGTAGGCGATGCCCGCGAGGGCCGCAATAAGCCCACCACTGAATACAAGGGCACCCATGGCACCCGTTCCGAGGTCCCCGTGGTAGAGAATCCACTTGGCGCATGACCGGCCAATGGCGAGGAAGACGATGCAGAGAACGCCCGAGGACACGCCCGCGATGATCCGCTTGGATGATGGGGTGTCAAGGTGGCTGAATGCCCGTTTCAGATAGTTCATGCCACCACCTGGATGTATGAACCCTCTGGAGCCGCTCGTTTGACCTCAACACGGCCAGGGCGGGGCACCACAATACACCCCATTGATTCCTGGCCCATCCGCTCTGGCTTTGAACTGGGGCCGTGGATGAAGAACGCAGACCGACCGTATGTCTCGCCCGTGATCTGGGTCAATGGTGCGACCATCGGACCAAGCCTAGGGTGATTGTCCCAAACCCCTACCACATAAACCCCCTTGGGCAAGGGGCCTTCACATTTCATATGATCGCAGGTTGGGTGGTTCTTCGCTTCGCCCCTACCCGCCCAACCGACCGCCACAAGCAAACCCTCTGGGTCGAGGATCTTGCCTGTGCTTTGGAAGTATGTGAGGGAAATATCCACGGGCACCAAAAGGATGCCGGGTTAGCTTGAGGAGGGGTTTATTCAGGTGGGTCTCGGTATTAATGAGCCCTATATGTATGGTTTCGTCCCCCGTGCTTAGCCCGGCATCTCATTATATATCATTCCGTTTATTCGCGCAAGGGTATCTCTTGTTCGGGCTGATTTGCAAATTGCGAAATCCGAACGGTCAACCATCCGACCAAGTATGCAAGCATCTCGTCATTTGAAATGCTGATCTTTATGCCCAGTTCCTTCAGTATGGCCCCCGCGAGGTGGGTTGACTCATGCGCGATAATATTCAAATCGGGATCGAATATGCACACCATCCGGCACGTTGGGCTTGTGATACACACCCCCCTGGCCGATGCGATGGGCTTTGATTCCTCCTCTTCTGGATGACTTTCTCTAAAAAAGGCTTGGGCTTCTTCTCTGTCGTCAAACAAGTCAACGCAGATATCAAAGATGGGGATTGTCAACCGTTCATGCGTCATAGGCGGATTCCCATCCCCTTGGCTATCAGGGCTGATGCTACCCGCTTGGCCTCATCCTCGGGGATGAACAGTTGAGGGATCTCAAGCCCTGCCTCTGCGTAAATTATGGCTATGAATGTCCAAAGACTCGCCTTTACTCCCTCTTTGGCCATCACGCTGCCCCACCTTTGCCGGGAACAGATACCCACGCTTCGGTTTGGTTGGTATCCGTTGGGTCTACCATCACGGGGACATGGAATGTTATGCCACGGGTTGGGTGGGTAATCCAGAGAGCCTGCTGGGGCTCCTCATACCCAAAATTTCCTTGGTTGGCATACTCATTATAACCGCATAGGGAACCATTTACGATTACCTTCCGACCCATTGGAAGGTATTGGTGCCAGTGCCCAAGGATCATAGTGTCGAATGCCTGATTGGTTGCAGCGTTACGGCTTTGCTTCTTGTGATTCCCCCGGAGGATGGGGCCGAGGCAGCCGATAAGCCCATCCCCGCCCCTGAACTGGTCACCATGAGTCAATAGGTATCGGTGCCCATAAACCCTATAAAGTGCATCAGGGCCATCTGGGATCTGGAATGTAACTCTTGGATCATCTTCAAACTGCTTCTCTAAGAGTTGATATACAAGCCAATCGAAGCTGAGATGGTTCCTATCTTTTGCAAATGGCTTCATGGTGATTCTTGAATGGTTACCTGTCACGCATGGGACGAACACGGCCCCAAACTCATCTGCAAGGGTTTTGATGGACCAGATTAGAACTCCCATGAGGTCCAGGACGGTTGGCATAATAGGCGACTCATTGGTCCTGGATAACTCTTCGTGGATGTCCCCGGAGAACATATCCCCGCCAATCGCGAATACAATGCCTGGATAATTCGGGTTGACCATGTGATTTTTAAGCAGGTCTACGGTGTTGGTAATAAGCGCCCTCGACCTGCGATGAGCTGTCGCCAAGTCGTAAGCATTAACACCTCCGATCTGCTCCGGCTTGATGATTTCCCCCCAGTGCCAGTCCGAAGCAAATAAGGTTGGGACACCTGGCGATTTTGCGCTGGGGGGATGAGATGCTATTAACCACTTTGGGACTGGTGGCTTAGACCGGGCCAGCCGGACAATCTCCTCCCTAATCATGGCGTGGGACACAGCCAACACCTTCAACCGCTTGCATTCTATTTCTAGCAACCTCAGACGCTCTAATGTAGGTTCTGGGACACTTGCTTTAACCGCTGCTCGCTGCTCACGCTTCTTGGCATTCCTTCGGTCCATTGCGCCTCTAGTCGCCCAGGTCATGCCACCACCTCGCTCAGAACCCAGGCATAACCGGCCAGGTCAACCATGGAATCCCGGTGCCCCGGTGTCTGGATCAGCCGCGCCTGCTTCATGGCAATGGCTACCTTGACGCATACCTCAGGTGTAAGACAGTCCAGGCCAGTGATGGCTTGAGCGATCTTGGCGGTCCTGGCCCAGTTGTCGATCGGGCTACCATATGCGGCTTGCCGGTCCCCCTGAGTGCAGGCGAGGGCATCAGCCAGGATGTTAGGGGCCGAAGTCGGGCTTAACGGGACACAAGTGGCTGGTTTCGTCAGGCTGGATGGGTCCACACCGGAGTGCCTCCGGTCCATCTCCCATCCCTCTACTTCGCTCGGTAGTATGTCTGTCACGCTGCCTCCAGTGGGAACTCGACGCCATGCTGTTCCTGCGCCCAGTTCATGATCTTGGTTGTGTAGATGGCAAACTCACCGCTGTTCATAGTCCCGGTTGAGATGCCAATGGTCTGCCCGTTGGGTAGATCAATACATCCGATA